AAAATATTCTTGGAATTGGTGAAGCTTTTAAAGGGTGTGAATTGATTAGATTGTTATTTATTAGCTTAGGTTTTTAGAGATTGTGTGAAGATATAATTTATATCTTTTATAAATACTTTTATTTCTTTTAAAGCTGTAAACCTGAGAGAGATATTGAGAGATTGATAAAGATATATAGGTCAATACTGTTGATATATAATCTAGTTGCTAATTAGTCTCATTCTAAGGTAGGGTACATGAGTGCCATGGGGGGTGGGGGTGGTAGTATATATACTGCTTATACAATTTAAGTAGATTTAGATTGTAAACTAGATGGGGGTCGGCTGCTTTATAGATTAATTGGGGGGTTGTTATATTGCTGGACTGCCCCAGAGAAGATATATTATAATCTATGTATATGTTTCACCCCCTGGAGAGTAGCTATAGAGATTATACACCCTATATTTACAAATGTCAACATAAAAATAAAAAATATTTTAGTTGTCAACTAGATTTAATTATGCTATAATGAATTGTATGAATAATAACTTTTTACCAGGAACAGAAACTAAGAGAAAACTAACAGAACAACAACAGTCTTTCTTAGATGCACTAGCTACTAAGACTAAAGGTAATGTAAAAGAAGCATTAGTTATAGCAGGGTATGCGACAACATCGCAATCAGCAGTTGTGGACTCTCTGAAGAATGAGATAATAGATGTTGCTAATAAGATATTGGCTACATCAGCTCCAAGAGCAGCAGAGAAACTAGTAGAGATTCTAGAGAGTGAAGACCCTATCCCACAAGTAGGAGCTAAGTTACAAGCAGCACAGACATTACTAGACAGAGTAGGTATTGCTAAGAGAGAAAAGTTAGATGTAACACATACTGCAGCAGGTGGTATATTTATTATTCCTGAAAAAAGAGATGTAATAGATATTAACGCAGAGGATATAACACCAGATGATGAATAGAAGAAGAAGTTCAACTATACCTTATGGGTATAAGCTTAAAGAAGATAAGACATTAGAACCTATTGAAAAAGAAATCAAAGCTTTAGATGACGCTAAAGAAGGTGTTAAAGCTGGGGCGTTCTCATTAAGAGGTGCAGTAGAGATAATGGAAAGCCAAACAGGTAGAAGATTATCTGCAATGGGCTTAAAAAAAATCATAGATAAAGATTCAAGTAAACAAGAACCAACAACAGGATTGTTAAGCAAAGATGGCACGACAATATAATTATGGTTATGAACATAAAGCTAAGTTAGCAGCTAGGAAAGCTGTTAAAGAAAAAGAAAAAGAGATTGAGAAACTTCGAAAGAAGCTAGATAACAGAACTCAAAAACTTAAACTTAAGAAAGATAGCATAGCTAAAGTTCAACAAGGTGAACAACAGAAACAGTCTGATAAAAAAGGAACTGTTATAGATGGAAAAGAATATAATGCTTTGCCTGAAAGCGTTAAGACTCTCCTAAAAGAAGAGCAGGAAAGAATCGTCTTCAAGCCAAATGAAGGACCTCAAACCGATTTCTTAGCTGCAGGAGAACAAGATGTACTATATGGTGGGTCAGCAGGGGGTGGTAAATCATATGCCATGCTAGTTGACCCATTAAGATATATGCACATTAAAGAACACAGAGCATTGCTACTTAGAAAGTCAATGCCTGAATTAAGAGAACTAATAGATAAGTCTAGAGAACTATATCCTAAAGCTTTTGCTGGTGCAAAGTTTAGAGAGGTAGAAAAAATTTGGAGGTTTCCTAGTGGAGCTTCATTAGAGTTTGGATATTTAGATAGGGATGCAGATGTTTATAGATACCAAGGACAATCATATACTTGGATTGGTATAGATGAATTAACACAATACCCTACAGAATTTCCTCTCCAGTACTTGCAGTCACGATTGAGAACAACTAATAATGCAATACAATGCTACATTCGGTGTACAGCAAACCCTGGTGGGGTTGGTGGACATTGGGTTAAGAAAAGATACCTTGACCCAAGTCCTCCTAATGAATCCTTTTTAGGACAAGATAAAATAACAAGAAGATTTATACCAGCAAGATTAGAAGACAATCCTTTTCTTTCTGCTGATGGTAAGTATGAGCAGATGCTTATGTCCTTACCTGCTGTACAAAGAAAACAATTACTAGAAGGTAACTGGGATGTTGCTGAAGGTGCAGCCTTTACAGAGTTTGATTATGATACACATTGTGTTGACCCATTTGAATTACCTAAGCATTGGGAAAGAGTAAAAGGAATTGACTATGGTTATGCAGCAGAGTCTGCAGTAATATGGGGTGCAATAGACCCTAGTGATGAAACATTAATTATATACAGAGAACTATATCAAAAAGGATTAACTGGTGAAGACTTAGCTACTAGAATCTTTGAGTTTGAAAAGGAGGATAGGTTGTCTGTAAATGGTGTGTTAGACTGGGCTGCGTGGGCTAGGACTGGCTCTACTGGTCCAACTGTAGGCGAAGTACTATCCAGAGCAGGACACAAGCTTAGAAGAGCTGATAAGAACAGAATCCAAGGTAAGATACAAATACATGAGAGATTAAAGATAACAGATAAGGGTAGACCTAAAATGCAAATCTTTAAATCATGTCCTAATCTAATTAGAGAAATACAATCTATTCCTCTAGACCCTAACAAACCTGAGGATGTAGATACAAAAGCATCAGACCATGCTTATGATGCTTTGAGATATTTAATTATGTCTAGACCTAAAGCAAGAACAGCCTGGGAGGATATGCGTGAAGCAAAACGATTTACTCCAGCAGACCCAATATTTGGATATTAATATGAGAGATAAAATAAAAGAAAGTTTAATTGCCCATGCAGAAGGACATATAAAAAAACATTCTGCAAATGTTGAAATATATTTAAACAATTCTATAGGTATTGGAGAACACTCTGATATTCTAGAAACAATTGAAAAAGAATTAGAGATTATAGCTAAGTATGATGACCAGCTTCATGTATTAAGAAAGTATTTCTAATGCCTATATATACATTTAAAAACTTAGAAACAAATGAAGAATATGATGAAGTAATGTCATATGAAAAACTACAAGAATATTTAAAACAAGATAACATACAACAAGTATTTAAATTCAATATGTTTAGATACTCTGATGGTGGTGGAATGAAAGACCAATTTACAGACTGGTGTAAAGAGAGTTCTGTAAATGGTAAAGGAGATTTTAAACCTTATGGTAAGGCTGCTAAAGGAATGAAACAAAAAGGAGATAAATGAGAAAGAAAAAGAAACCAAAGAAACAAAGAAAGATAATTCCACTTGATACAAAGACTTTAGGTAATGATATTACTAAATATCCTTATGTTGAAATAGAATGGCTTGATATCGAAGGTGATGCTGGATGGAGTTCAACTAAACAATTAAACTTAGAACAACTTCCAACTTGTGTATCTAAAGGCTATTTACTTAGTCAAAAGAATGGCGTGACTAGAATCTTTACTGATTATATTAAAAGCAAAGATAAACCTACCTTTGAAGATATAGGTAACACAACTATTATACCTACAGCAGTAATTAAAAATATTAAGAAAATATTATAAGTTAACAAAAAGTAGTTGACAACATACTAAAAAAAGTGTATGATTATACATATTATACACAAAATTAAAAGGTTGAATATTTTATGGCTGAGTACGAAGAAAAAGATTTAGGAACTTCTATGCCTGAAGATGGGGAAATGGAAGATAATAAACAACAATCTGCTTTAGTAGGTATTGTTCAATCTAAGTTTCAGCAATGTGAAACTACTAGAAGAGATGATGAATTAAGATGGTTACAATCTTATCACAACTATAGAGGTAGATACCTTAAAGATGTTAAGTTCAGAGAGAATGAAAAGTCTAGAGTCTTTGTTAAAGTAACTAAGACAAAAGTACTTGCAGCTTATGGACAACTAATTGATGTACTATTCGGTACAAATAAATTTCCATTATCAATTCAAGAAACAAGAGTACCTGAAGGAATTGCAGAGTACGCACACCTTAATCCTTTAAAGGAAATGCAAGGTGATGAGAATTTAAATCCTACTCCTGGTGTTGAAGGAAATATGGATTATATGCCTGGTGAAGAAATGGATATGCCATTACAAAATGGTGGTCTAGGTTTTCCTGGTGATGGTAGAGAGTTACCAAAGGGTGCAACATTCAACACATTAAAAGATTTAGAATTAGGAAGTCTTCAAGAAGAATATGAAGAAGCTGATTTATCACCTGGACCAGCTCCAAGTCCTGAGATGCCACAGATTAAACCTGCACAGATTGCAGCAAGAAGATTAGAGAAATTAATTCATGACCAAATAGAAGAATCAAATGGAAGTATAGCTTTAAGAAATGCTATCTTTGAATCTTGTTTATTAGGTACAGGAATTGTTAAAGGACCTTTTACTTATAACAAAACATTACATAGATATACTGATACAGGAAATGGTAGAGAGTATACACCTGAACAAGTTAAAGTTCCTAAAGTAGAATTTGTTAGCATATGGGATTTTTATCCTGACCCTAATGCTAGAAGTATGGATGAAGCAGAATACGTTATCCAAAGACATAGATTAAATAGAAATCAATTTTTAGATTTAGCTAATAGACCTTTCTTTAATAAAGCAGCTATTATGGAATGTTTAAAGATGGGTGCTAACTATACTAAGAAAGAATGGGAAACTGATATTGATTTAGAAAAAAGTCATTACGCAGATATTACTCATAATAGATTTGAAGTATTAGAATACTGGGGAACTATAACTGCAATGGCTGCAAGAGAAGAAGGTCTTGAAGTTGCTGAAGATGTAGATGATTCAGAAGAAATACAAGTTAACATCTGGATGCATAGAGGTAAAGTAATCAGAGTAGTTGAGAATCCTTTTAAACCTTTTAGAACTCCTTATCAAGCATTTGTATATGAAAAGAATCCTTATACATTTTTTGGTATTGGTGTTCCAGAAAACATGGATGATGCACAACAGATTATGAATGGTCATGCAAGAATGGCAATTGATAACTTAGCATTAGCTGGTAACTTAGTATTTGATGTTGATGAATCAGCTTTATCATCTAATCAAAACATGGAAGTATATCCAGGTAAAATATTTAAAAGACAATCTGGTGTACCAGGTCAATCTATTTATGGAATTAAGTTTCCAAATACTGCTGTAGAAAATATGCAGATGTTTGATAAGTTCAGACAACTAGCTGATGAGTCTACTGGCTTACCATCTTATTCACATGGTCAAACAGGTGTTCAGTCTATGACAAGAACAGCATCTGGTATGTCTATGTTAATGGGTGCAGCATCATTAAATATTAAAACAGTAATTAAAAATATTGATGACCAATTAATTAAACCTTTAGGAGAAGCAATGTTCCAATGGAATATGCAATTCTATGAAGGTGACTTACCTATTCAAGGTGATTTAGAAATTAAGGCAACTGGTTCTTCTAGTTTGATGAAGAAAGAAGTTAGAAGTCAAAGACTAACTATGTTCTTACAAACTGTACAGAATCCATCAATTGCTCCATTTGTTAGAATGTCAGAGGTTATTAAAGAGTTAGCATACTCTCTTGATTTAGACCCTGCAGAAGTAATGAACACTAAAGATGAAGCAGAAATATATGCTAAAATTATAGGAATGCAAAATGTTAAACAAGGAAATGGCTCTCAAGCTGATGTCAATGGTCAACTCGGAGCAATGGCTGGTAATGCAGGAATACCTGAACAAGCTCCAGGAGCTAACAGCCCAGGAAATGGCGAAGGCTCAATCGGACCAGGTAATACACCAATGCCAGGGGAGATGGAATTTACTGGACAAGTTGAAGAACCTCCAATCACAGGTTAGAGATTTATCAAAATAACAGTTGACTACATGGTATTCGATTGTTATACTATACAATTACTAGGAGATAATACATATGAAAAAAATAAAAGCAATTAAAATGGCAACAGGTGGACTTATGTCACAACCACCTTATATTGCTAAACAAGATTCAAAAGATGAATCATTAATTCAAGCATATGATGTTAATACTCCTGCATCTGCAAGAGCAGGTTTACCTTCAAGAGCAATGTCTTCTTCTAGAACTAGAATGATGAATGGTGGTTTATTAAATAAAAGATTAAAGTTTGGCGAAGGTGATTCAGTTAAAGATAAAATTGAATCTAGAAAATTTGAACAGCTTAAAGCTATGAAAGATTCAGGTTTACCATTAACAGATAAACAAGAACAAGAATTAGAATCTTATATTGCACAAGATAGAAAAGTAGAAATGGCTATTGGTGGAGTAGTTACTGAAAAGTATTCAACACAAAGACCAGACTATCAAGCATATGCTGAAGGTGGAGAAGTTGAAGATGAAATGTTAGATGAAAATATGCCTGATGAAGATATGCCTCCTATGGAAGAATTAGAAACAGAAGAAGAATCTTTATTACAACCTATGGGTATGGAAGATGAAATGCCTATGGATGAAGACATGGAAGATGAAGAAGATTATGGTGACATGGATGCTATAATTGATACTTCAGCTTTATCAGAAGAAGAAGAAAAAGTTTTAGATGATGCAGTAGAAATGCATCCAGAGCTAGAAGGAATTATTCCTAAACTAGTTGCAACAGAATTTACAGAAGATGGAGAAGTAGAAGGACCAGGAACAGGAACTTCAGACTCTATCCCAGCACTTTTATCAGATGGTGAATTTGTATTTACAGCAAAAGCAGTTAAGAACATTGGTGTAGACAAATTAAGAAAGATGATGAAACAAGCAGAAGAATCTTATGATGCTGGAATCTCTTCTCAAGTAGAAGAAGTATAAAAGAATTTGTAGAGAAAGGTACTCTACGAATAGACAAGCTACCTTATAATAAAATTTATTTATTGTAAGCCCTTGTAGTTTCGTTTTAAACAAAAACCTACCATAGCTACCTTCAGTTATGAAGCCCTAAGGAGGACAACACAATGAGTAATCAAAACGAAGAAGGACTAAAAGAAGTCGCAGCAAACCCTTACAACAGAAAAAAATCTTGGCATACAGATAATATAATGCCTACTGATAGAACTTCTGCTGATACAGGTTTGTTTGTGCCAAACCCTGCTGGTAATATTAATGCATCCGAAGCTACTGCCGATGGCAACCCTGACGATACAACTGATAATACTGCAGCCACTATGGATAAGGTTCAAGACTCTGCGTTAAATACAGAATCTAACCCTTATACAAAAGTTGATTATAAGAAAAGATATGATGACCTTAAGCGTTATTATGACAGGAAACTAGGAGAATGGAACAACAAGGAAAGTGAACTTAAAGTACAACTTCAAGAGAACAGACCTAAGTACCAACCACCTAAATCGAAAGAAGAGCTAGAAGCTTTTAAAAACGATTACCCTGATATTTATGGCGTAGTGGAAACTGTATCACACTTACAATCGCAAAATGAAGTTAAGACATTACAAGAAGAGTTAGAAGGTTTAAAAAAAGCTAATACTACTTTACAACAAAGAGAAGCTGCTTTAGAACTTTCAAAATATCATCCTGACTTTGAAGAAATAAAAGAGTCTGATGATTTCCATGATTGGGCTGATGCTCAACCAATGGAAATTAAAAAATGGATATATGAAAACAACTCTGATGGTAAACTTGCTTCAAGAGCAATTGACTTGTATAAGAAGGACCGAGGACTTGGATTAGATAAAAAAACCGAAACGAAGAGAAAGTCTAAATCAGAAGGTGCTGACTTGTTAGTTAAAACTAATGAACAAGCTCAAATACCTGAAGGTAGAGAAGTTTTCTTTAAGCGTTCTGATATTGCTAAAATGTCAGATGCTGAGTTTATGCAATACGAAAAAGAAATTGTAAAAGCTCAAAGGGAAGGTAGACTTATAGATTAAGTTTATCTTTATTTTTTATTAATCAATAACTAACAAAGGAGATACTACTATGGCAAAATTTGCAGGTGGTTCAACATATAACTTTGGATTAGGTGTTTCAGGTCAAACTAATGGTTTCTTTATTCCTGAAATCTATTCAAAGAAAGTACAAATAGCTCTAAGAAAAGCAGCAGTAGCAGAAGCAATCTGTAACACAGATTACATGGGTGAAATTTCATCTTTCGGCGATACTGTTAACATTATCAAAGAGCCTCAAATCGCAGTAGCTGATTACACTAGAGGTCTAGCTGTAACTTCTACTGATTTAACTGACCAAGAATTGGTTCTTACAATCGACCAAGCGAAGTCTTTTTCATTCAAAATAGATGACTTAGAGAAGAGATTCTCTCATGTTAACTTTCAAGCTGTAGCTGCAGACAATGCTGCTTACGCTTTGAGAGATGCTATGGATAGCAACATTCTAGCTGCAATTTCTGCAGGTGCGACTGTTACTACTGGAATGGGAACTACTGCAACTCCGATTGATATTGGATTCGGTTCTGGTGAAGTAGACCCTCTAAACCAAATGTCATTAGCTGCTAAAGAATTAGATGAAGCTAATGCACCTGAAGATGGAAGATGGTTCGTTGCTGCCCCTGAGTGGTACAACCAACTAGCTAACACTTCTTCTAAACTTTTATCAGTTGATTTCAATGCTGGTCAAGGTTCAATTAGAAATGGTTTAGTTGCATCTGGATTACTAAGAGGATTCCAAATGTACAAATCAAACAACTTACCAACTAATGACTTAACTGGTGCTACACCTGCTGGAACAGCAACTGCACCTGAAGCATTATTCGGACACATTTCAGGAACTTCTGCTGCGTCTTCTATGAATAAAGTAGAAACAGTAAGAGATACTGGAACTTTCTCTGACATCGTTAGAGGTCTAATGGTATGGGGTAGAAAAGTACTAAGACCAGAAATTACTGGTAAGATTATCTACACAATAGATTAATCTTTAATACACTTTGGTTGGGGGTAGAAATATCCCCAATCATTTAATTAATTAATTAGGAGAAATAATATGCCAATGAAAAAAGCAATGCCTGGTGGAAAAATAGTAAACAAAGGTAAATATAAATACGGTGGTAAAGTAGAAAGAAATAAAAAAGGTCATGGTGGAATGATGACTATTATAATTAAAAAAGATAAGAACAAGAAAAAATAATTATGGGTATAATGTCTTCACCTGCATGGACTCGTAAAGAAGGAAAAAATCCTGAAGGTGGACTTAATGCTAAAGGTAGAGCTTCTTACAATAAAGGTAAAACTAAAACTGGTAAGAAAAGAAATTTAAAAGCACCTAGTAAAGTTGTAGGAAATAAAAGAAGAAAAAGTTTTTGTGCTAGAATGAAAGGCATGAAGAAAAAACTTACTTCTAAAAAAACTGCACGTGACCCTAATTCAAGAATTAATAAATCACTAAGAGCATGGAACTGTTAACATATGTCTAAAACTTATTTATCAATGACTAACGAACTACTGGTTGAAATTAATGAACCAGAAGTAACAACAATATCAGGAGCATTAGGTATACAAAAATTTGTATCTAACTGTGTTAATAGAGCTTACTTTGATATAGTAGATGCTCAAGATACATGGTCTTGGTTATCATCATCAGCAACACAAGGTAATTACAATGGTAATACTTATGTTGAAACTGTTGCAGGACAAAGATGGTATCTTTTAAAACAAGGTTCATCAAGTGTTGATACAGATTTTTCTAATGTAGACTGGGATGGTTTTTCATTAACAGAACAAGGTGTAGCTGGTAAAACAGAACCTTATACAATTAGAAATTTACCTTTTGTTTCTTTAGAAACTTGGAGAGATTTTTATGCTGAAGGTGAAGAAAGAGATAGTTCACAAGCAACTCCTACATATGGTGTACCTGAAAGAATAATTAGAAGTGAAGACAATAGACACTTTGGATTATCTCCAGTACCTAATGAAGTTTATAGAATTTATTTTTATGCTTACAACAGACCTTCAGAATTAATTAATGATACAGATGTTGTTTTATTTCCAGCACAATATAAACCAGTTTTATTAGCAAGAGCTAGATATTTTATTTATCAATTCAAAGATAATATTGCACAAACACAATTAGCTTTAGATGAATATAAAAAAGGTTTAGATAAAATGATTGAACAATTAAATGCTCCTCAACCTAAATATATCGAAGACGATAGAAGAGTATTTATTTAATAAAGGATAATAATGCCAACTCAAGGAGCTTCCATTACAGTACAGGGTGGCTTGGATTTAGTTTCAAGTAGTCATGCTCTATTTAGAACACCTGGAGCTGCAACTGTCCTACAAAATTTTGAATCATCTACTACTGGTGGTTATAGAAGAATAAGTGGTTTTGAAAAATTAGGAACTACAAGTGCAGTTATTCCTTCTGGAGTTGTAACTGATGCAATGCATGGTATTAAAGGTTATGCTGATGGTGTTGTTGTTGCTCAAGGAACTAATTTATATTTTAGTACTACAGGTACTTCATACGTTCAAATAAATAAAGATACATTTACAATAGGTACAGGTACAGTTTCTATTAGTTCAGGTTCAGCTACATTAACTGGTAATGGTACAACATTTTTAACATCTTTTATTGTTGGAGATGATATTAAAATTAATACTGCAACACCTTATATTTATAAAGTATTATCTATTCAAAGTAATACTCAATTAACACTTAGTAGAAATGCTATTACTACAACTACTCAAAATAATTTAACTTACGAAATAGGTGGAATACTACCAAATCTTTTAGCTGGTCGTACTACTATTCCTAGAACTAATCAAACTAATCTTCAGTTTGTAAATTTTGAATCTATTAGTAGTATTAATGGTGCTTTATATTTTGTAGATGGTAGTAATAAAATAGGTGAATTTTATATTCATGAAGATGGTACTTATCATTTTGAAGATATAAATGAAGATGCTCCAATTGGTTGTTCATTAATAGAAAGATATGCTGAAAGAATTATAGTATCAGGACAGGTTGATAATCCTAGTACTATTTATTATAGTAATAGATTACAACCTTGGGATTTTACAGGAGCTTCTGCAGGTTCTATTGATGTAGGAGATGTAGTAACAGGTATAAAAGTCTTTAGAAATAGTTTAATTATATTTTGTAAAAATAGTATATATGAGTTGACAAACCTTGATTCTACTCCTATAATTAAGTCAGTAACAAAAAATATAGGTTGTGTAAGTGGCAACTCAATTCAAGAGATAGGTGGAGATTTAATCTTCTTAGCACCTGATGGATTAAGAACAGTTGCTGGTACAGCTAGAATTGATGACGTAGAATTAAGTTCTATTAGTAGAAAAATTTTACCATTAGTAAATGATATAATTAATAATCTTGCTAACTATACTATTTCAAGTATGGTTATTAGAGAAAGAAGTCAATATAGATTATTTTATTATCAATCTGGTCAAGCAGCTAGTGGACAAAAAGGAATTATAGGAACATTTAAATATAATTCAGAAGGTATACCTGCATTTGAATGGAGTCAAACTAAAGGTTTACCTGTTAAGTTTTGTACATCAGATGTTAATAATGCTGGTACAGAAGTACTTCATCATACTGATGAAACAGGTTATGTTTATAAACATGATACTGGTAACAGTTTTGATGGTGCAAATGTAGAAGCAGAATTTCAAACACCAGATATGGATTATGGTGATAATGGTTTAAGAAAAAGTTTATATAAAGTTAAAACTAATATTGAACCTGAGGGAACACAAAACGATTTATTATTAAGAATTAGATATGATTTTGAAAGTTCAGAAGTTCCTCAACCAGGAAACTTTGCAGTAGGAAATTTAAGTTCAGCTTCATTATTTGGAACAGCATTATTTGGAACAGGTATATTTGGAGCAACAACACTACCAAGTAAAAGTATATTAGTAACAGGAAGTGGGTTTTCTAATAACTTTAAATTTTTTAGTGATGATATAAATGCTCCATATTCAGTAAATGGAATGTTTGTTTCATTCATAGCAGGAGGAAGAAGATAAATTATGGCAGGATATACTAGACAGAGTTCATTAAATAATGGTGATATTATTACAGCAGCATTATTTAATAATGAATACAATCAATTATTATCAGCATTTAATAATTCAACAGGACACAAGCATGATGGTACTGCAGCAGAAGGACCAGTCATTGCTCTTATTGGAGATTCAGGTCTTACTACTCCTTTAAACAAAATTCAAATAGATACAACTAATGATGAAATAGGTTTTCATATTGATGTATCAGGTACTTCAACAGAACAATTTAAATTATTAGATGGTGGGATTATTCCTATTACTAATAATGATATTGATTTAGGTACAAGTTCTTTACAATTTAAAGATGCTTTCTTTGATGGAACAGTTACATTAGATGGTTTAGTAATTGGTTCAGCAACATCTATTACAGATGTAGATACAGATTTAACTTCAGTATCAGCTAGTGATAATACATTAGCTAGTGCTAAAGCAATTAAAAC